ATCTTCTAACGCCTTTAACTTACGTTCTAAAATAATGTCGCATATATCTCTATCTAATTCTAAATCTTTAATGGCAAAGCCGTAGCCTATAGTATCTATTCCTAGACTATCCTTATAGACTACGCCCACATAACCTTCGTGCTGTTTAATACTTTCTATTAAAGACATTAACCAACCGATTTACTGTATTTTTTTGGTTGTGCAACCTCGACAATATCAACACCACAAGCCTTTACTGCTGCATTTGCTGCAAATAATTTATCAGTTGCATCTTTTCTTATAATAACAGTATCTAAACCTTCTAATGAAAATGTACCTAAATCAGTACCATCAGAACTGTTTAATGTAACTAAATGTTCTGTTCCTGCTGCTGCTGAATTGTATAATCTTACAAATTCACTACTTCCAATATTTGATGAACCTGAATCATCTGTACCTAAAGCTGCTTCTGTTGTTTTTGGAGTAAATATAATCATTACACTTCCTCAACTTTCCAACCTTTAGCTTTGTAGCCATCAGCCATACCTTTTAAATTTTCTCTGTATATAACTTTACCATTAGGTTTGGTAACTTTAACTTGAGTAGCTTTAACTTCTTTTTTAACTACTTTTTTTTCTTTTTTATCTTCTGCCATTTTGTTCTCCATTTAAGGTTTTATAATATTTCCATTATCATCAAAACTTACGCCACTAAACATACCAATGTTATCTGCACCTTTGCCTTTTTTGTTTCTTTCAACTCTATTAGCAACTTCTTGCATATAATCCATATACTTCATTGGTTTGCCGTTGTAATATGCTTTTTGACCCTTATCTTTATCTTCTACAAGTTTTAACTTGTTAGTAGGATCAAGTTCGCACCCAAATTCTTTATTGTTTAAATTGCCTATATCTTTTTTATCTTCCATAATAAGTTATAGGGAGGTTTTTACGCCTCCCTATATTTATATCAATTATGATATTTCTGTGTGCATTTCAACACCGTGAAGGTCTACAAGTTCTGCAACTGCATAGTAACCGTTAGCTACTAATACTGTTTTAGCTTGAACTTCTTCTCTTTCTTGTGTCATTTGCATAAAGTTTCCACCACCAAAATCAATATATCCACAACCAATAGCTGTTTCTGACATAACAGCACCTTTTTTCTCTGTCGCATCAGCACCATCAGGTACAGCAGTTGTTGTGTAAATGTTAATTCCAGCTAATTGTGTAACAAACCCAGCACCCATAAATTGGTCAGCAGGAATATCAGCAGCAGCACCACCAAAAGCTCCATTAGAGCCATTTACTGCTGTTGAACCAAATTCATTTGATAAACCGAATGAACCATATATTTGTGAAGGGTGAAATATGCCGTGATAAGGTCTTGGTGCATCATTAGATTCTAACGAAGCAACAGCGTCCATAAGGTCTAAAAATCTTAAACCTTCTGTCGATGTACCTTTAGATGTAGCAAAACCATCAAATAACGCACATACGTTAAGGTCAAATTCTCTTGCTATATCATTACCAAGTTGTCTACCAGCATTAACAAGTAAAGCATCAGCGTTACCGTGAGCAGCTAAATCTGTAATTTCTGCTCTGATAGCGTTTCTTAACACTTCTAATGAAACAGCAGTTGTTTCAATACTTGTTAAATTAGCAGCAGTTTCCTCAGCACCTGAAGCCATATTTTTTACACCATAGTTAGCATTTGTTACATCGTGTTTTGTATAAATTGGAAATTTAACTGTGCTTGTTCCTTGAGGAGCAGCAGACATTGTTATACAATTTTGAGTAACATTTGCTTTATTAAATTGAACGATAGCTGAAGCTATGGCTGTACCTAAACCACCAGCACTAACTCCAACATCACTTACTACATTACTTTGAGCCATTTTTTCTCCTTAATGTTATCGGTTTTTCCTACCAAAACTAAAACCCTTAACATTCTCACGAAGATATTTTTCAGCACCTTTAGGGTCTTTGACAGCATATTCCTCAATAGATTCATAGCCACCATATTCAGTTCCTTTAGTGCCTACTAGATTTCTAGCAGAAGGTTCTGGAGCTTTAGTTTTCAGTTGATCAACCATAAACTCTAAAACGTCTATATCTTTATTTTTAAATTTATCGTGCTGATCCTCTGGCAATCTACTTAACAAAGAGTTTTTTCTTTGCTCAACCATACTTTCGTATTTTTCTTTGTAAGGCGAAAACTCATCTCTTTCAGATTTATATTTATTAGCCAATTCTTGGAATTGTCTTTCATCTTCAAGTTTTTTGTTTTCTTGAGCTTCTATTTGTTTTTGTAATTCGCTTAATTGAGATTCAGCGTCTTGTGCTCTTCTTCTATACTTTTTGCTTTCTGCTATATACTCATTCTGAGCGTTATCTTGAGTAACATTCTCTGTATCCTGCTCCACTACTGTTTCGTTTGATACTTTAGTTTCTTCGGACATACTGCCCTCCTATATGTTGTGTTTTTTTAAATGCAAAATACAATATCTTGCATTTGTCCTACTTCGTAACTTAAATTAGAAAGGTATATAAATGCAAGTTTTAAATAATTATAAACAAAAATGGTTTGATTTTTTAGGTTACGAGCCTCACGAAGGTCAGCGTAAGTTGCATTTTCCTACCAAAGATTCTGCTAGGTTTTTTGTAATGGTTTGTGGGAGGCGTTTCGGGAAGACTACGGCATCGGCAATGGAAGCGACATTCTACGCCTCCCAGCCGAATCAGCGTATATGGCTTGTAGGACTTTCCTATGATAAAGCCGACTTGATGTTCAGAGAAGTGTGGGATAAAATGGTAAAAGGACATCAAAACGATATTATCAAGGCTTCTGAGAAAGAAAGATATATTAAATTCAAATGGGGAACTACAGTTGAAGCAAAATCGGCAGATAACCCTGATTCACTTGTAGGTGAAGGGTTAGATTTATTAATAGTAGATGAGGCAGCTAAAGTAAGACCTAGAATTTGGGATATGTATTTATCTCCCACATTATCTGATAGAAAGGGAAAGGCTGTTTTCATATCAACGCCAGAAGGGTTTAATTGGTTATATGATTTGTTCTTATTGGGAAAAAGTGATGAACTTTGGGAATCACATCAAGCACCATCTTGGGATAATGGTTTTGCTTTTCCTGAAGGTCAAGACGACAGGTTTCTTGTTGAAAGAAAGCGTAATATGGCTAAAGAGCTTTTTGACCAAGAGTATGGAGCACAGTTTACAAGTTTTGAAGGTAGGGTTTATCCTTTTGATAGGAATCTTGATGTCGGTTATTATCCTTACAATCCACATCTTCCTACTTTTTGTAGTATTGATTTTGGGTATCGTATGCCAAGTGTCGGCTGGTATCAAACGTACAGAGTAAATGGTGAGTGGCATATAAATATGATTGACGAAATAATACACGAAACCAACATTAAAACAGATGAGTTAGCAGAAAGAATAAGGTCAAAACGATATAATGTAGTTAAATATTATGGCGACCCAGCAGGATTACAAGCACAAGGACAATCAGGCGTAGGAGATATAGAAATTTTTAGAAAAAAAGGCATACCAGTAAACACTTTAACTGATAAAGCATCAAGAAGCATAACAGCAGGTGTTAATCACGTTAGAAGTTTTATAGAAAACGCTAATGGCGAAAGGTATTTACATTTAAACAATAATTGTATAGGTATGGCAGAAGATTTAGAAAGTTATAGGTATCCAGAAGCACAAGATAGTAAACCATTGAAACAAGAACCTTTAAAAGATGGATACCACGATCACGGTTGCGACCAATTAAGATATTTTTTTATAAACCATTTTCCAATTAGAAACAGAGAAATCAAAGTGAGGCAAAGATAATGTTTAATAAACAGATAATAACAGAGAGCTTAAACTCTTTAAAAATAGAAAATTACAAAAGGCGTGAGTTTTACATAAATAAACTATTAGATTACTACAATGGTAATAACACGTCTTACTACATACAAGAAAAATTTGACCTAGAAGCATTTAGGGAAGTTCCACCTTACGAGGCGAACATAACTAAAAAATTTATAAACAAAATGTCTAGGATTTATACAGTAGGTGCAGATAGAAATGTAAATGAAAAATATGATTCTTTAACTGTACTAAAAGATTCTAAAATGAAACACATTGAAAGAATGACACGTCTTCTTGGAACTATTGCGTGTAGAATTATATATGTTGATGGCGAGATGCCTTACTTTGACTATCAACCTGTATATTACTTTCACCCTTTCTTTGGCTCTGATCCATTTAGACCTATTGCTATCTCATATCCTTTGATGAATTATACAGACGATGTTTCTAATACTGATAGTGCTCAATACATACATTGGAACGCAGAAAGTTATTTTATATTTGATGAATCTGGCACTATTATGGAAGAAGGTACTCACGATTATGGTACAATACCATTTGTATTCACACATAGAGAACATCAATGTGATAGTTTTTACGTTGAAGGTGCAAATGATATAATGAACGCTAATGAACATATAAACATCACAATGACAGAGATGCAACTTGGTTTAAGATTCCAAATGTTTGGACAACCTGTAGTAACTGGTGCTGATTTAGGTAACAGGCAAAGATTTGGTTCTGATGTTATACTAGAATTACCAAGTGAAGCAAATTACGACATTAAATCACCAGCAGGAGATATTGAGAAAGTTATAGAAAATGTTAAGTTTCAAATGGAGCTTGTAGCACAAAATAACCATTTATTCGTTCAATTTGCTCAAGATGGTGGCGAAACACCTAGTGGTATTGCTCTAAAAATCAAAGATTTAGAAAGATTTGAAGATTATCAAGACGATTTAGCACTTTTTACACAATATGAACACGAAATATATCAAATAGAGCGTAAAATAGCACAATCATTAGGTATAGCTATGCCTGAGGCGTTAAAACTAGATTTTAATGAGCCTGAATATCCAATGACAGTACAGGATCAGATAGCACTAGATAACCACAGACTTAACTTAGGACTTGTAAATAAAGCCGAACTAATGGTTGAATACAATAAAGACTTGACTATTGAGGAAGCAAATGCTAAATTAAGAGCAAACGAAGCACAAATGGAGCCTCAAGATGATAGAAGTCAAGTATAATATAGATTTTAGTAAAGCATTAAAAGAATTAGAGAGTAATAAGCTATTTGCTACCTTAAACGAGGGTTTGTCGCACAAAGTAGCCGAAACATCTTCTCGTTTTATATTAGAAGGTAAAGTAAAACCTAAATTATCAGATAAAAATCCTAGAAAGAAAAAAGATGCAAATGCAAGACCTTTATTTGATACAGGAAATTTAGCTAATAGTTTAAAAGGTAGTAAAAGAGGAATTACTGCAAATAAACCTACAGGTGGCGGTATTCCATATAGAAGTCATAGAGAAAGTGATTTTGAGTGGGTAAAACCAGATGGACACGCTGTAGATGTACCACAAAGAGAGTTTATAGTAGCAAGAAGTAGAGGAAAACTATTAATAAGAGGAACATCTGCCTTAGTTGATAAAATATACAAGGAATTTAATAAAAAGTTTAATAAATTACTGTATAAATCAATGAGAAGGTGATAAAATGAGCGAAGAAGAAAAAATAGAAATCCTATTAAAGAATATAATCAATATGCACGAAAAGCTAAACATACTTATAGAGTATATGGCTAAAGACATCACAGAAGAACAATACGAAAGACAATTTTATAGTGAAGAAGATAGGTTAGTAGAAATAGAAAAAGACACCTATCAGCAAATGTGCGATTTAATGGAAAGTAATACAATACCCTTTATGGGAATAGCATAATGGAGAAAAATGGATTTTATCACAATATTGGAACAGTTTGGAATACCTGTGGCGATGACAATAGCGTTCGGATTCTTTATATGGAAACAAAACAGGTTCATACAGGAAACTCTAATGACAGAGTTAGACCAAGACTTCAAGAGGTTGGAAGGTATTATTATTAAGCTGATAGATCAGCAAAAAATGGTACAAATGGAACAAAAGAAGTTAAATGGTATATTCAAAGCACAGGTAGAAATAATCGCAAGACTTTCAGGTAA